CGTGAAATTGCACCATGCTTTTGTAATGTTGTTCATCACATACTGCTGCTGCTGAGAACCTTCCGATACCGGCACATTGACAAACAACGCATTGTTTTTGGCGTTGTAGAGAATCTGCCAGCCAAAATTGTTTTGGTAAGTCCGAGTCGCTTCTGCAAACGCGCCTTGAATCTTGTCTGATAGCGCAATCCTCGGATCAAGCCGAGAACTTTGCACAGCAGACGCAAGCGGATAAAGACCGTCAAGCGTAAGGATCAACAAATCGCCGGAATACTTGAACATGCACCGCTTGCCGATTGGCGTGCCTAGCTTCCATACGCCAATAAGCGCCCATGTCGAAGCAGAAGCTGGATCAGTCCCGCGATAAGCAATGATCTCGCCGTTGCTAGTCACAAACACTAAATTGTCGTCAGCACCATAACCAGCGTCAATCGTCCAAGTGCCGATAGCTACAAGATAGCCACCAAAACGACAAATAGAACTCAAATCTAGCTGTTCAGCAGCACCACCAACGGAGGAAGTCGGCAAGTACCATGCTTTTAAGGTGTTCTTTTGAATGAACCACACTCGATTTTTAAAGAGCGTCACATCATCAAGCGTTGTGGTTGTTACGCCCGTGATTGCAGGAGTCGAAGCGCCTGTAATCGAAGTCCATGTCGTTCCGTTGTAAAGCAATGGCGCATCGACACCATTGGCGCAATACATAAAAGAACCGCCAGGCGTGGAGACGTTGACGTACTCCCACCGACTGCTAGTCAGTCCTGAGACGACAGCAGCGCCAACAGCACCGCCTGCGCTCACATCGTAGATTTTGCCGCCAGCGACTGCAAATAGTTTTTCAGCCGAGCCGCCCGAATAGTTGAACAGGCTATCAACTTGTCCTGTGATACCCGTTGCAAACCGCTGATAGCCGCCACGCAAATTGACGCTTGAGACAGTCGGGAACATATTCGTAAGCTGCACCGCATCAGTCGCTTCCATGTTAGCGAGCGAGTCCCGAGCATTCCAACCACCGATAGGCGCAGGCAAGGAAGCCACTTGCGCGGCTGTGCCTTGCACCATCATCCTGCGGCGTGCGCTGATTGCCATCAGTTTGTACCGTAGCCCGAATCGGGAATGTTGTCGTAACCGATGAGAACAGTACCTGGACGCGGCGCGAGCGACAGATTAGCCGACGACATATCAAGAGCTTTCGCTGCTTCCATCTCCGTCAGGAAATTACGCATCATCGCTGTAGTGTCAAAGCCTTTAGCCTCAAAATACTTCAGCTTAGTGGCGTTGACCATCAACCGATCAGGATAGATGCAAGTATCGGTGTCAGCAGTGAATGAGTTCTTGACTGTGCCATCAGCAGCAGCTGCCCACCCCTTGCTGCGGTACTCCATGCCCAAGTATTCAGCCGTAGACATACCTGGCCAAATTTGGAAATACGCGCCAAGCAAACGCCAACGGATACGCGGGCCAGTTGAGATATAGCCCGACAGCAACCATTCCCACTGCTGTGCATCTTCAGGGCCTAGCATTTCCCAATGCTTTGATTTGTCCCACATCGTGCGCGGGACAAGGCTTTCGTAATCAGAGGGAAGCGAGTATTTGATTTTCTGAAAGTACGCTGTAGCACCTGTGGCGCTTGCAGAAAAGTCTTGATTGACTGTAACTTGCGTTCCTGAGTCTACAGAAACGATATAGGTGTTCTGATTGATGCCTGTGCCTTGAACCTGATACGTCGTATCAAGTCCCGCAGTCGATGCCATTGTGATCGTGCGGGCGGCTGTCGTCCAAGTGCCGGTTGTCGTGATGTATTGCGTATAAAACGTGTGCTGCTTTGTCAGTTCCCGCCAAGCGTGGCGACGGAGAAACTCGTACCCGTTTGCGTTCATCAACGCAAGAATTTGGATAACGTCTTGGTTCGTGTTTCCTGCTACGCTTGTCGGGGTTGCAACGCCAAGCTCGTTAGTTACTTGCTGCACTAACTCCAGCATCGTTGTCGTTGACATTCTCTTTCCTCGGTCGGCCAGGCTTACGTTGCTCTAAGAGCATCGCCATCTGCGCCTTAAGTTCTTCAAGCTGTGCGCGGGTTGCTTCCAACTCGCTACTCGAAACGCTTTGATTCTTGTTTAACAAGTAATTGCGGGCACGTTCGCGCAGTCCCACGCCACCCATGCCGATCCGTTGAAGCTGATTATCGCTTGCCGTTGCAACTTGTTCAACCGTCTGAAACTTCAGGATTTGCAACTCAGCCAGTTGATTGTCCGTCAATTCGTCCGGACGATCTTGAAACCAATCTTTCAGCGGCGTGCCGATAACCGGCCCATCGTTGTTTTGCATTTGGAAATGCAGCCACTGGCGCGGAAACCTTTCTTTATGATCGTCTCGTACAGGTTGATCAATAACCGTGGTTTTGTCGCCAGGCACAATGATTCGGACAAACGGCCTTCCCTTGTAGGGGTCTTTTTCGGACGTATAAAACTCAACGTAAAGCTGCGAGTCTGCATTGTTGATATCTGAATCGAGTGGCATCTTTCTCTCCTGTGGGGATTAGGTTTTCGTGCCGTTGATGCTGTACCAAAGGCTATTAGTTACTGCAAAAAAAATGCTTGTGTGATCTTTGCTGATACTTGCTGAAGTACCCTGATTTATTGTTGACGTTGATTCATAAGGATAAACTTTCAACGTACTAGCGCCGGAATTGGCAACAAAAATTGTTGCGCCCATTTCGGTCGGGGGAAGCCTTACGCCCGTTCCTGCTGTTACGGTGTCAACAGAATTATAGACCGCTGTTAATTGCGTTGCATCGCTGCGCGTTGATCCCGCAGCCACAATATCATCTTTGCCGTCGCCGCAAATTGAGACAGTCGAAAGTTGGCTTACGCCTGATCCTAAAACGCGGCTCGGGATGCTCATTTAAACCCCAAAACGCGCAAATCACGCTGCGGCACATGAAAAAATGGCTCTTCAAAACGCACCATTTTGTAACCCGCTTCCGTCATCAAGTCCCCAATTTGCTGCTTAGAGTAGCACCAGTGATGCCGCATCGTATCAGGTTCGGGCATTCCGAACAACGCTCGCCCTATCAGGTCATCGTTTCTTACGCCCTGATTCCATAACGCGACGATGTTATCCAAACAAGGCATTTCGAGCGACAACTGACCATTCGGCTTTAGCACCCGCAGCCATTCAAGTAAAGTTTCTTTAACTTTTGGCGTGGGAATATGCTCAAACAAATGGATAGCTGAAATCTCGTCGGCATAGTCATCCGGCAAGTCAAGTTTCGTTACATCAGAGATTAAATCCTGATCCCCAATGCAGTCCACATTGATCCAGCCAGGCCAAGACCTGTCACCCGCGCCTAGATGGAGTCGAACACGCTTTTCCATTTGCGCCCCAAGGTTTCCGGTGAATAGTGCTGTTGAATGTATTGCTGCCCCGCCCTCACCAAAGCGTTTAATTCGCTTTTGTAGGCATCAACAAACTGTAAACCACCCTTGACAGGCCCAAGGTAACAAAAATGCCTGAATTCCTTGTTTATATCAATCTTACTCGCTATTACAAAGCAACCCGCCATGATCGCATTGATGAGCCGATTTGCGCTTTTGTAGGTTTGTTCTTTACTTGGCAAGATAACAACATTGCGTTGCCGTAACAAATCTTCCTGCGCTGCCGACGACCAAGGGATGTATTCCATCACCTCATTCGGGCCGGTGCAGTAAGCCATGTTGTAACGCTTCAACATTGGCACATAAGGCAAAATTTCCGGCAAGTTTAGTTGATGCCCGAGCCACAAGAATTTGCCGCCCTCGGCATGCGGTTGTCCGCTGTTCTCCCAAGTGTCGGGAATTACTTGGGCATCCCTTTCCGCAACCTGGCGAATTCGTCGCGCCATTTCCGCAGTCGGACACACCACTGCATCAGCTTTTTGCACCATTTCAACATAAATTTCTCTTAGCTTGGGGTGCGAAAAATGATCGTCGCAAATATCTACGACTGCTTTTGCACCCCTAGCTTGCACTTGCTCAAACATCACTATCTCATCGGGTTGCGGTTTGGAAAAAACCGTGATATCCGCGCCTCGAGCATTCAGTCTTGAGTGATAACCGCAATACGCTGAAGGCATTGCCGCCCTCAGTCTGTACGATGCCATGTCAGCACCGCCAGCATGAATAAACGTCACGCGGCGAGTTTCCATTCGCTCCTAACCCGCAGGATTTCGGCTATTAGCCCATCCCCCCGCGCTTCTATCGTAATGTCCGGCATGACAGTAAACACCAGTTGGAACTCGTTTGCCTGTTGCGCCATTGCCATATTGCTTACAAACCGCTTACGGTGCGGCGCTTCGCCAACAAAGATTTCAATGGTCTTGCCTGCCTTCTCGCCCGTGAATCGTTTAGTTCCATCTTCACGGATGCACGAGTCATAGCCGTACAGTATGAACTTGCGAAAGCCTAGCAAGTAACCAATGTTTATCGCCCGGAGGCCGGAAGTCGTACCGCCGCCTACTGCAAGCCTTTTGCCTATTGCTTCACATTCAGCGTCTTGTGACCAAGAGTGCCATAGCAGCACGTTTTTATCAGCTAGCCAATCAAACATTACCGGCGGGCAGCGCGAAGCCACCATGTAAACCGTGTGATCGTTCTTTTTCTGAATGCAGTTAGTCCTGTCCCGTGGATC